GAGGAAGCGAGGTTGAACAGGACTACCCCAAAAATTTATTCCGAAAAGGTTGATGCCGCTATCGTTGAGATAATTGGTCGAATCATTCAAAAAGATATGCGTGAGCATTTCAATATCATGGTGCGAACCTTGCTCAAAAACAAGATCATGGTTTCCAGCAATAAAAATTTTTCTTTGGTGAGGTTGCGCTTGAAACCAACCCAAAAATTGGATTGCATCTTTGTATTGGCCATGAGAGCAGAAATCACCACAATGTATGAGAACGTCTCCGTCTGGCAAAGGAGCGCCATGCTTACCATGAGTGTCTGAAATTACGACTATTCTAGTCATAAAAAATATCTTACTCTAAAAATTTCCTTTGTCAATGGTTTTCCCTCAAAAAAGTGTAAATTATTAATTAGGCTTTAAAATATCAAAAAAAAATTAGAATAAATTCTAATGGCTTACGTTTCATATAATAATATTCGGGCATTTGTGTCCAATGGAGATGAGCAAAATACAAGCACAGGAGTTTGTAACGTATTATACGCATCTAATTTTAACGCCAATAATACAACTCAATTAAAAAGAATAAAAAGAATTGGTCAAGAGTTAGATTATTATATTCAAACTGGGCCTAAAAGCTCGTCTGTGTCTACAACAGTATTGCCCGTAACAGGCGCTGGAGTTAATCAATTCACTGGATTTCTCGCATTAACTGGAGATTTTACAAGTGGATCTTTTATTCATGTACCTTCGTATAGATTTGACAAATGCTTTTTAAAAAGCATGAGTTTTTCTCTTGAGCCTTGGAAGCCCATGTTTTTAGACATGCAGTTTGATTCTTATGGTCTTGCGACAGGCAGTGGTATATATGTATACGACGGTCAAACAGTTGAAACAGGAGTAATTTCTCCATTGAGAAACATGACAATTAATTTGTCAGGAATTAATTTTACGCAGCAAATTAACGAGTACGAAAATTTAAATTTTAGTATTGAGATCGACAGAGCAGCTAATTTTGAAATAGGAAGCACATACCCAACAAAAGTTAGCGTAAGTAAAATAACAAAATCATTGCAAATAAATGGTATATCCAATATTGATTGGCTTTCTGATTTTCAACCTAACACAACGGTTTCTGGCTCAATAACGATGGCAGACGGAAATTCATTTTACATGTCTGGTGTTTTAAATTCTCAGACAGTTTCGATTGATAGTAACGGTGTAGCGAAAGGAGGGCTACAGATAATCGAAGAGATGGTGTAATTTTATGGCAAAAAAGCCCAAGAAAACAAAGTCGGCATCTTCGGAAGTAATTATTCCGCAGATGAAAACAGAAATAAAATTCAAAGAGCGTAAATTCAAATTCACTGATAAACAACAACAGCTATTAAAAATACTTTTAGGAGACGAGACCAAAATAGTCTTTGTCGCTGGACCAGCGGGAACTTCAAAGACTTTTATGGCAGTCTACGCGGCGCTCAACCTCATCAACCACAATGAAAAAGATATTATCTATATTAGAACAATCGCTGAAAGCGGTGAAAAATCTCTTGGCTCGCTGCCAGGAACAATTGGTGAAAAGTTTCAACCATACCTACTTCCTCTTGAAGACAAAGTCCAAGAAATAATTGAAGCCATTGACGCTCACCGATTAAAAGAGGCTGGTTCAATCTCTGCGACTCCCATTAATTTCCTTAGAGGTAGCACTTTAACAGATAAAATTATAATAGCAGATGAAGTGCAAAATTTTACATTCAAGGAAATCACAACCCTGCTTACCAGAATCGGGGATGGGAGTAAAATTTTCCTATGCGGAGATTTTATGCAATCAGACATCAAGGGTAAAAATGGATTTTTCGACTTTTACAATTTATTTTCAGACGAAGATTCCGAGCGACATGGAGTTTTTTCGTTCGAGTTCACAGAGGAAGATATAAAACGCAGCGAAATTTTAAAATTTATTATCAGAAAAATTAAAAACATCGATTACGAAGAGGGTATAAAGAAAAACAGGGTTCCTTTCGAACAATCAAATTAATAAATTGAAATTCAACGATATACAAATACAATATTGGTAAAGCTAGAAAATCTCAACAGTAAACTTATAAATTAATATGGCAAGCGCTTTCTGTCCAAATTGCGGCGCGAAACACGAATATAGCGGCTTCGCCCCAAACTTTTGTTCAAAATGCGGTTCTCCTATGAACGGCAAGGCTTCATCGCAAGTACAAAAAAAGCCAAGTAGAAATACACATCAAGATGATATAGAAGAAGATTCGGAAGATAATACAAATATCAACGAACTCCCTCACATAGATAATCTTGATGTCGAGATTGAAATGGAGGGCGGATTCAGAGCTTTTAATTTAGAAGATTTATCGCGGAACCCTCAAGCTGGAGTAAGGAAATTTACTCCAAAAAGAGTTGGTGGGATAGATAGCTTATCTCCTACCAAATATGGAACTACAAAAGTCAGACAAGATTAAATACGAAGATAAGCAAGACGTAGTTGATAAAATCATAGAAAAGCACAGGTATATCTGGCAACTTAAAGCCGTTGCTTGGATGGATTACGAAGATGTCGCGCAAATAATTCGTTTCCATATTTTCAAAAAATGGGAGATGTGGAAACAAGATCGTCCACTTGAGCCTTGGATTGCGCGCATCACCGTCAATCAAATTAAAAATCTTTTACGAAATAATTATTCAAATTATGTTCGTCCATGTTTATCTTGTAAGTTCAATTTGGGTAATCACCCCCCAGCTTGCTCTATCACACCAAGCGGTAAACAATGTTCAGAATGCCAATTGTATAGAAAATGGGAGAAAACAAAGAAAGCCGCATATGATGTTAAACTTTCCGTCTCTATAGAAAATCATTTTGAATCTATCCAAGAGATGAGAGATTTAAATTTTAATATTATAGGTAGCGCGGCAAGACTTCACGAAGAAATGAAGCATCGTTTAGCGCCTAAACAATATAAGGTTTATTCTAGGCTTTACATTGATGGGATAGATGAAGAAAAAGTTGCGATAGAAATGGGATACAAAACAAATGAAAAGGGCAAGAAAGCTGGGTATAAGCAGATCAAAAATCTTAAAAAAATATTTAAACAAGTCGCAATTAAAATTTTACAAAACGAGGATATTTTAGGTGGTTAATAATAAAATAAGCTTTTCAGAAGAAGACAAAAAGAAAATATTGGAAATATCAAAAGAGTTTCCAGATTTAAATAGTATTACGCGCAAATTTTTTAATGACGAAAGTCTAGACGGGCGCACAAAACAAGGCATTGCGATAAGGTCTCTTTTAGCTTCTAATAAAATACAATATAAAACGTCAAAGTACGAAAAGGTTGGAGATCTGCACCTTACCCCAGAACAGGAACAGTTTATAGAAGAGCAAGCCAATAATGGCATTTCTAGCCTGAGAATTGCTGAACTTCTTTATTCAGATAGGCCAATATCAACAATGGGTTTGGAGCATAGAACTGTTGCCGCTCATATTAGAAATTCTGGCTGCGAAAACAATGGGGTATCTGACGACGCCATTTTTGTTAAATACCAAACGCCGCGATCAATAGAAAGAGTTATTAACCGAATTAATGAGGCAACTGGAGAAAAAATAGATAAAGATAAACTGACCAGACATCACAAAATGTGTGCGGAAAAACTTTCTATTAATCTGGGGAATTCTAGATTTCAAAAGATTATAAATTGCTATACCGCAGAAGATGACAGGAATATTTTTGAGCAAGAATTTATCCGCATGACATGGGACAAGCCTGATTTGACTGCTGATGAAGTTAATTTGTATATGAACGTTTGCAAAGAGATTATCAATCTAGAAACTATCTCTCGACACTTGGACAAACTTAACAAAATGTTTGAAGAGACGCAAGAGCAGAATGAAATGAGTATTCGTTTGGCCGAAATTATAAAAGCCAAAAGCAGTGAATATCATCAATGCGAAGGCCGAGTAGAAAGCTTAATTAAAAAATTACAAGGAGACAGGCGCGAGAGAATTTCTTCCAAACAAAAAGAAAACGCCTCTATTCTTTCTATCGTTCAACTTTTTCAAGACGAAGAAGAGCGAGCAAATATGATTAAAATTGCAGAAATGCAAAAGTCTTTAGTTATCGATGAAGCTAAAAAAATGGAGACTATGGTAGAATGGAAAGCTCGTATATTAGGAATATCATTAGACGATGCAACCTAACGACTCTAACTGCTGCAAAATTTGCCGCAGTTCCTTTTCTTCAGAAAGGAGTCTCCACGCGCATTTAAAAAAGCACAAGATTACTATTAATGAGTATTACGCTACTCATTACCCAAGAAAAAATCTTTTAACAGGGACTTATTTGCAGTTTAAAGACAAAGAGTCATATTTCGAAAAAGATTTCGAAAATAGAGAGCAGCTTTTAAGGTGGTGTGAAATAGAATCTCCAGAAAAGGTAAGAGAGCAGATTAAAAAAATGCTAGTGTATAGGGTGCAGAGTAAAGATTTAAAATATGCACCATGTCATTTAGAGTTGGAAACTAGTGATATGCCAACTATTGATCTTTATAAAAAATATTTTGGTTCATATTCTGCAATATGCGACGAGATCAAAATTGAGACTATGTTTAGAAAAAGTTTGCCTAAAAAATTTCGCGAAGACTTTTCTGACGTTGAAATTTTTGTTGATACAAGAGAGCAGCAGCCCTTGAGTTTCAAAAGAGAGAGACAGGTTAAATTAGATTTTGGTGACTATACCGCTGGTGGGGCCAACTATACAAAAACTTTTGTTGATAGAAAGTCTGAATCTGATTTTAAAGGAACTTTAGTTGGAGATAACTTGAATAGATTTAGGCGAGAGCTACAAAGATGCAAGGAAATGGAATGTTATTTGTTTATAGTTGTCGAATCTACTTTAGAACGTATAAAGAGTAATAACGACTTTACTCCTCATAAGGCGAATTTGAAATTCATATACCACAACATGAGATTGCTGCAACATGAGTTTGCGGGATATTGCCAATTTATATTTTCAGGTAATAGAACTAATAGTGAAATTCTAATTCCCAAGTTGACTGCAATCGGCAGTCTTCTTTGGGGCGTGGACGTTCAATATTTTCTAGACAAGGATTTATTATGGCTTGGATCGAAGGAAATCAAAAAAGAAACGGCTTATTCCGTAACGTAAATCAAGAAATTCTTAATAAGCGAGGATTTCTTGAAGAAAGAGAGGCCAAAATTCTTCTCTACAAATTCTTGCGTTCAAATATTTCATTTTCTTCGGAGATTATTTGCGGCGTCAAACTTTTTCCATTTCAACACATGGCAATTAAAACCATGTTTGAAACAGATTATTCTATGATGGTATGGAGTCGTGGATTATCAAAGAGCTTTACCTGTGCAGTGTTCGCTTCTTTGGATGCGATATTAAATCAAGGCGTACACATTGGCATTGTTAGTAAAACATTCCGTCAAGCAAAGATGATTTTCCGAAAGATAGAAGAGATCGCTGAAAAGCCTAACGCGGTATTTTTAAAACAATGTATCACCAAAGTATCCAAAAGCTCTGATGAATGGACAATGGATATTGGGCGCAGCAAAATTACTTGTTTACCTTTGGGTGATGGTGAAAAGCTTCGTGGCTTTCGTTTTCACCGTATGATGATTGATGAATTTTTACTAATGCCAGATCGTATTTTCAATGAAGTTATCATCCCGTTTCTTTCTGTTGTTCAAAATCCGACCGAAAGAAAACAAGTTTATGATTTAGAGACCGAGCTTATAAAACGCGGAGAATTAAAAGAAGAGAACAGATTTATTTGGCCTAATAATAAAATCGTCGTTCTTTCGTCTGCGTCTTATCAGTTTGAATATATGTATAAATTATACAAGCAGTACGAGGATTTGATAATGGTCCCCGAAAAGAATGCTAAAGCTTCTGCTAGTAGAGCAATTTTACATTTTTCTTACGATGTAGCTCCTAACGGTTTATACGATGAGAGCTTACTAACTCAAGCTAAAGCAACGATGTCCGAATCGCAATTTAAAAGAGAATTTGGCTCACAGTTTGTTGATGATTCGTCTGGTTATTTTAAACTTAGTAAAATGCACGAATGCACAATCAAAGCTGGTGAAGGACAGTCAATTGAAGTCGCTGGCGAAAAAAATGCCGAATATATTTTAAGCTTTGACCCATCGTGGGCAGAAAATGAATCTTCTGACGACTTTGCCATGAATATAATAAAAATTGATAAAGCGGCTCGAAAGGGAATTCTTGTTCATAACTATGCGCTTTCAGGAACAAATTTGAGAAAACATATTGAATATCTTTATTATTTATTTAATCACTTTAATATTGTTGCAATGTGTGGTGACTATAATGGTGGATTACAATTTATAAACGCCGCAAACGAAAGCGAATTATTTAAAAATAGTAAAATTGAAATTAAGATATATGAAGCTGATTTTGATACGCCAGAAATTTATCAAGATGAGTTAAGAAAAGCAAGAAATGCATATAACAAAAGCGCAAATAAAATTTGTTACTTGCGGATACCAACAAGTTCATGGATTAGATATGCTAATGAGCTGCTGCAATCAAACTTCGACCATAGGAAAATTCTTTTTGGAGCAGAAGCGGTCGATAATGATTTTACCACCCAAAAAAATAAAACTATCCCAATTAAAAGTTTAAAATTTATTCGAGACCAAGAAGATAGCCAAAGTATTGAAGCCAAAATGGTCGATTTTGTTGACCATCAGGCTGATATGATAGAATTGGTAAAAGCGCAATGCTCTCTTATAATGCCTACAACAACGGCTAATGGACACCAGAGTTTTGATTTGCCGCCAGAGTTAAAAAAACAAAGCGGAGCAGAAAAAACGAGAAAAGACTCTTACTCCTGTTTGGTTTTAGGTAATTGGATGACTAAAGTATATTTTGATATGATAGATGTGAAAGTCGAAAAAAGTACTTCTACATTTGCCCCGTTTTTCGCTCGGTAAAAGTTATTGAAAGTACTTTTGATACTTTTAGTGTAACTTTTAATATAAGAAAAATGGCACGCCAATATAATAAAAAATCTGATTATTGGACTAAATTTAATAAAGTCGAGACTGTTCAAGTTTCTCAAGCTTCTTATGAGCCGAAACTTATGGGAGAGTCTTTCTACAAAGAAATATCTCAGGCTTCATACGCAAGGACGAAAGACAACCAGTCTTCAACAAAAACAAAAGTTCCGAGAAATGGAAGAGATGTTAATATTGGTAGATATTCGCTTTTAAGTCAAGGACTTTTGCCTTATGAATATACAAAAGATGGAGTAGATATAAGAGACGCAATTATGCTTTGTCAAAAAGCATATGCTAATGTCGCGATAGTCAGAAACACTATAGATATAGCTACTGAATTCGCGAATACCGATGTTTATCTTGAAGGGGGGACTGAAAGAAGCAGGGAGTTTTTCCAAAAATGGTTTAATAAAATCAAGCTTTGGAAATTAAAAGATCAATATTTTCGCGAATATTATCGTAGTGGAAATATTTTTCTCTATAGAATCGACGGTAAATTTAATGCAGAGGATTTTAAACTACTTTCTGGTTTAAGTGAAAACGGCATAAAAAACAACAAAGTTCCTCTTCGTTATATTTTAATTAATCCATACGACATTGTCGCGAAGATTTCTAGTTCGTTTGCGGAAGCGGTTTACGAAAAAATTCTTTCCGAATATGAACTCGAACGTCTAAAAAATCCCAAAGATGATACTGATGTCGAACTTCTTAATGGATTTGATCCAGAGGTTCAAAAACAAATCAAAGGTAAACAGTATTTCAGAGATGGTTTGAAAATGAAACTTGACCCAAAATATTTACTTTATTCTTTTTATAAAAAACAAGATTATGAGCCATTTGCGGTTCCTTTCTCTTATCCTGTTCTTGAAGATATTAACGCAAAAATCGAATTAAAACGCATCGATCAAGCTATTGCTCGTACTGTGGAAAACGTAATTTTGTTAATTACGATGGGAGCAGAACCAGACAAGGGTGGAATTAATCCCGCCAACATGACAGCTATGCAAAACTTATTTATGAACGAAAGCGTTGGTCGCGTTCTTGTTTCCGATTATACAACAAAGGCTGATTTCATAATTCCTGATCTAAAAAAAGTTATCGGTAAAGAAAAATATGAAGTTTTAAACGAAGACATTAAGGAAGGTTTGATGAACGTTATGCTTGGTAATGAGAAATATAACGGTCAAAGCGCGAAAATTAGCTTTTTTATGGAGCGCTTGAAAGAAGCTAGAAATGCTTTTCTAAATGATGTTCTTCAGCCAGAAATTATTCGCATTTCAAAAGATTTGGGGTTTCGCACTTGGCCTATGGCGAAATTTACTGAGATTGACTTAAAAGATGAAACCCAGTACATGAGGACTATTAGCCGTTTAATGGAAATTGGCATTCTTACTCCAGAACAAGGCATTGAATCAATTAGTAATGGTAAGCTTCCAAATCCAAATGATCTTGCTC